GCATTATGGCCTAAGCATTTACATCATGAGCATGGAAAGTTATTCAAAGAAGAAAAGAAGCGCATCTTTTTGATGGGTGCACTCGATAATTTGTGGTAAACAAGATGCGTGGGGCATCCTGAATGAAAATACCAAATTTAATTCCAATGCAGTCCGTAGGCGCGGCTAAGCCATGTGACATTTCGGTAATCATCGCACACCGTGGCCCAGAAATGGGTTTGTGGTTTACGATGGAGAGCTGCATGATGGGTTTGGAAAAAACTGGCCTCACTTACGAGTTCAGAATTTGTGCTAATGGTGAAGAGACAATCAGCGATGATATGCGCCGTATTCAGCACTGGACGGAGCAGGAAGGACACATAGGAGAGTTTTTCCATAGTGTTCAGCCTTTGGCTCCTCCAACCGCTCGGCAAATGGTCACAGAACACGCAAACGGAAAATATTTGTTCTTTTTTGATAATCACTGCCTACCGACGCCAGGATATTTCCTGCGCGGGGTACAGTCGATGGAAAAGTACAATATTGACTTTTTGCACTCAACTACAAAGTTCTTCTCTGGTGAAGGTACTGATTACGAGTATAAACTAAGCCTGAAGCGTGATTTTTGGACGCTTGAGCCTTATAAGAAGCCACTTGATCCTGAAAATCCATATCGCATCGCTTGTGCTGGTCATGGTGGGTTTGTGGTACGCAATTCTGCGTGGAAAGAGTGCAGAGGTTATTGGGAAGGCTTTGAAGGATATGGTGGTGAGGAAACTTACACCGATTTGAAATTTTGGTTGTTTGGTAAACAAGTGTGGTTGGACCCGTTAATGATTCACAAGCATTGGGCAGGAAAGCGGGAATACACACGACACTTCACTGATGACTTTTTCAGGAACATGTACATGGCTGCTAACTGTATTGGCGGCGAAGCATGGCTTGCAAGAGTGTTCAGTAGTACAATGAAATGTTCCAGATTTGTGAATAAGCGGGAGCTGATAAAAATAAAACCGCTTTATGACCTAATGGTGGAAGCACAGAAGAAATCACAATCGCATTCAGAATGGATCGCATCGCGCCGCACAAAAACACTTGATGAGTTGCTTGTTTGGTTTGATGAGAATGGCATTCGCAGGTAGTGAAAATGGCCGATATGTTGAGTGGGAAAACACGAAAAGGCAAGCCGTTAGCTGACGGACTCAGCCAAACTGAATATGACAGCATGATGCATACTTGGACTAGCCGATTCCCTAACGGGTTAAGCGGTTCAGATTTAGAAGAGAGATTTTTACGCGGTGGCATCGGCGCTGATCTCCACAGAACTTCACTTAATAGGACAGCACCTAATAATTAGAGTATCCCAAGGCTTAGCGGCTTTGGAACAGAGTGGGGAGAGACCCGAATCCCTCCCCTCTCGCCTTTCGGGAGGCAAAATGGAAGAGATAAAAATTTGTAGTAAGTGCAAAGAGCCAAAACCAATAGGTGAGTTCTACACTTGGCAGCGCAAAGGAAGAAGCAAGCGCACAGTCGATGCTAGATGTAAGGTATGTACAAACTCCAAGAACAGTTCCTATAATAATACTCACGCAGATATTGTTAAGAAAACAAAGAATGCTTGGGATGAAAGTAATTGGGATAGGGTATTAGAATGTGCACGACAGCGTAGAGCAGAGAACCCTCAACCAGCCAGAGATGCAGAGAAGAAATGGGCAGTGAATAACCCTGCTAAAGTCCGCATGAAGAGACATCGCCGCAGATGCGCGGAAGGGTCATTCACAAACGAACAGTGGGCGGATTTGAAAAAGAAGTATGATTATTATTGTTTGTGCTGTGGTAAGAAAGAGCCCGAGATTAACTTAACAACGGATCATGTGATCCCTGTAGTTCTCGGCGGCACAAATAATATAGACAATATCCAACCGTTATGTCAACCCTGCAATTCCAGCAAGGGAATTAAGACTACGGATTTCCGCCTGACGCATCGGGCACAGGAGTCATAAAATGGCCGACTTGCCTATGGGGACGACGGGCACGCTCACATACCCTGGCTCTTCAGTGAACACCGGGAATGAGGCTTCCTTTCCTACTAGTGTTGTAAACGTCAAGACTCCTAGTATTGGAGTAGCAGACGAAAAGTTAGATGCAGATAAACGGGAGATTGAGCGACTGCGTGGGCAATGTGCTCTGTATCAGAAATATTCTCCTCTGTGGAACTTTTATTTGGCCGCTTATGAAGGCGGCAAGGATTTTGCATCACCATCTAATATCTTCCGTCATCCCCGTGAACACCCGGATGATTTCAACGAGCGGGCAAAGCGACTTTATTATCACAATTATTGCTACCCAATAGTGGATTTCTTTACCACATTTATCTTCACCGAAACAATTCAAAGAGACGGTGATTCTGATCGTGATACCTATGATGAATTCATAGGGGATGTGAATAAGAAGGGTGATGATATCACTACGTTCATGTCTCAGGTATGCGATGACATGCAGATTTTTGGTATGTCCTATGTCCTTGTGGATTCTCCTAAAATAGACGCCACAAACTTGACCAAAGCTCAGCAAGATGAATTAGGGATAAAGCCTTATTGGGTGTTGGTAAAGCCGACCGAAGTTTTGGATTGGGCACATGACTCGTTTGACAACCTGATTTACATGAAAAGGGTTGAGCATCAAACACGTATTGGCGCTGGAATGTTTAAGCAGTGTATCGAGCGCTACAGCGAATGGTCTGAATCCGAGATTAAGATTTCAGAAGTAGATGTGACTAACCCAGATGAACCTGTTTTAATTAAGAAGGGTGAAGTAATGGCTAATCAGATGGGGAAAATTCCCATCAAGATAGCACGTTACAAACGTAGCAAAACAGATAAGTACATGGGGTTATCGTTCCTTACTGATTTGGCATGGATTAGCCGTGAGGTAATGAATCTTACATCTCTGTTGCAGGAATTCCTCTATCGCCAGTGCTTCAACATTCTAGCTATGGAGAGTGATCCCAACGTGCCTGAGATTGAGCAGATGCAAGGCGAAATTAGTACCGCCAACATGCTTAAGTATGCTCAGGGAACCAAAGAACCGAAATATATCACACCTCCCACCGAGCCCGCAAAATTCTTGCAGGAAGAGCGGTCGAGCAATGTGATGTCGATGTACAAGATTGCAGCACAGGATACGCAGAACGACCTGTTCAATGGTGGTAAGTCTAGCGGGTTCTCGAAAGCGGTATCCTTCCAAACTACAGTTCCAAAGATTGCCACGCGCGCCGAAACATTGGAGCATTTGGAAATGGAATTGATGACACTTACCTTTGAATATATGGGTAAAGAATGGAAAGGCTCAGTCAAGTACAAAGATCACTATCAGATTACAAACCTAACTGATGCGCTGTCTCAGCTCAGCACTATGTTTAAGGACTTGCAGATTACTTCAAAGACATTTGCGGAAATGCAAATGAAGAGGATGATCGATGAGTTTGATGGCAAGATGACTCCTGAGCAACGTAAGAAGGTTTATGAAGAAATTGAAGCCATCGACTATGACGAATGGTTTGACGTTATGAAGTTAGGCTTCTTGGGTCGCGCTGCTCTGGCACCCGAGACCGCGCTTCTGATGGATGAACCAGCAGTTCGTGCAAAGTCTGCGGAAGCCTTGGGTGTACAGCCTGGGGTTGGCAGTTCCAAAACCCCCATAACCAAAGGGAAGGATACAGCTACCGCAGCTTCAACACCTACACGAGCGCAGTCTGGTTCCGCCGAACTTAAGAAAGAGTCGGCAAAGAGCGGCAGAAAGAAACTTACCGTCAGGAGATAAAAGTGTCTAAAACATTATTGGCACTAATACTCCGTCACGGTGAAAGTGATGCGAACGCGACTGGAGTATTCCGGTCGCGTTTAGACTCTTGCTTAACCGATAATGGAATTTCGCAAGCAGAAAAAGCTGCAGCGTTCATTGCTAAGAACTTTGATGTAAAGCGTATTGTATCTAGCCCAATGCTTAGGGCAATGCAAACGGCAGACATTGTTTCTGAAGAGATAGGTATAGAAGTTATACAAGATCGAGGATTGATGTGTTGGAATCTTGGATTCCTATCTGGTAGAGATAGAGAAGTCTATGGTCATATCCTTGAATATTATGTGGATAATCCAGAACAGGTAATACCTGAGGGAGAATCCCTAGAATATTTTACAACACGCACTCAGGATTTCTTTGAGAAGAATTTATTCTTAAAGGAAAGCACTGGAGGCAAGCATGAAGTTCAGCATGAGAATGCATCAGGTCCATGGACATACTATGGTGAAGATGCCCCTCAAGAGTTAATACTTTTTGTTTGCCATACATCCAATCTGGTCTGCCTCGAAAATATCGTGGTAGAAAACCCAGAAGGACGGCCTGAGTCGGGCGAAGCAGCAGTTGGCACTGGAGGCATGGCAGCAATCTATGCAGACGGTGAAGACATTATTGTTGAACCCATCTTTGGTGAAAGTCATAGGGCTGAATTCGGAAGCTGAGAGAGTATGGGAAGACCAAAAATTTATCCTAATGGCCCTAGAAACACTCCTGGAAAATGCAGAGATTGTTCTCTTCCTTCTGTAGAAGGAAAAGGTTTTTGCTCTAAGCATTTAGAGAGGGCAAGAATAAAATCTGCCACCAATAGAATTAAGAATCCTACTTATCAGAAACAGTATTACAGGAATAATGTAGAGGCATTTAAAGCTTATGATGCTAAACGTAGGCCCAAAGGTAAAGCTTATCTTCAGCATAATGTGACCGAAAAGAAATGGTTAGATAAACTAGAAGAACAAAAGTATCTTTGTCCTATATGCAAAGAATTTTTACCGGAGAATGATAGGGTTACAGATCATAATCATACCTGTTGTCCTGGTAATTATAGTTGTGGAAAATGTTTTAGGGGAATTTTGCACGGTGTTTGTAATGCTGCAATTGGAGGGTTAAAAGATAACCCTATAAGAGCCGCAAACGCCGTAGAATACCTCAGTAAATACGGACAATGAAAGTTGTACCGGACAACGGGACGCCGTTGTAAAATAATACGGAAGGGACACCTTATGGCAGAAGCACCAGCGGTAGCACCAGCAGCACCAGCTGCACCCGTAGTGGAATTCACAGCGGAGCAGCAAGAGCACATTAACAAACTGTTCAATGCACGCTTTGCAAAAATTAATGAGAAGCATGAACAGGAAATCAAAGGTTTGTCGGATTCGATTGAAGCTTTGAAGAAAGAGACAAAACCTGCCGTTGCTCCAGTAGCTCCAAAGACTGAAAATACGACGGATGAAAATGTGCGGCAGATGCAAGGGTTCTTGGCGCAAGAAAAAGAGAACTCTAGAAACCTCAAGGGCCTACTCGACGCAGAGAAGGTAGCGAAGGATAAGGTCATCGAGGAAAACAAGAAAATTTTGAAGGACCAAGCTATCACGGAAGCTGCTCAGACCCTCCCCAACGGAGCGGAGTTCCACGAGCTGAAGACCGTGAAGAAGTTAGTTGAAGACGACATTTCGTTTGACTCTGACGCTAACCAGTGGGTCATTAAGGAAAACGGCGTAACAAAGATGAATAGCTCTTTGCTGCCGATGTCCCTTACTGAGTATTTCGCAGCGTTTGCCGCCTCTCGTCCTTACCTTGTAAAAGGTAATGTGAAGAGCGGGGCAGGCTCAACAGAAAGTGGCAACAGCGGTCGTGTTAACCTCGGTACCTCGGTGGTTAGAACGAAGGCTGACGTCAAGACCACTAAGGATAAGGTTGCTTATATCTCATCCTTTGGTTACGATGCATGGGCAAAATTGCCCTCGAAATAACAAGTTTCCAAGCTAAGGGGCATCTAACCGATGCCCTGGTGTTTGGTTCGGCGCTTATCTTGCTTCTTGCCGAATAATATCAAAAAGAAGTAAGGTAAGTGGCTAGCACAAGTTTTCTGCACTTATATCTCTAAATAAAAGGAAACACAAATGCCAGGAACCATCGGTACAGAAGCGGATTTCGTCATTTATAACGCCCAGTTCTGGGGTGGCGTAGTCGAAACTCTGCAGCAAAATACAGAGGCTTTCAATGCAGCCTCGCAGAACGCAGTCCGTCTCGTAACTCGCAGCATTCTGGGCGATTTCGAGCGTGAATCGTTCTTGAAGTCAACTGCGTCTCTTATCTCTCGGCGTGATATCACGTCTGTGAGCGCAGTAAACGACAGCAATCTGAACGCCACTGAAATGGTCGGCGTGAAGATCAACCGTCGGCTTGGGCCAGTAACCCAATCCCGCGATGCATTCCGCAAGATCGGCGTCTCGCCTGAGGAATTCAGCTTCATGCTGGGTCAACAGAGCGGTCCCGCGATTGCCGTTGATTATATCAACTTGGCTATCGGTGCGGTGCGCGCTGCGGTTTCCAATGCGGGTTCCGCATTGCAGTATGATGCGCAGAATGACAGCGTTAACACGCTGAATCACACTGCCATGGTAAAAGGTCTAGCCAAGTTCGGAGATCGCGCGGCACGTATCGTGTGCTGGGTTATGCACTCCAAGAACTATTTTGACCTGATGGCGCAACAGATCACTGACAAGCTGTATGAAGTGGCTGGCGCTACCGTGTATGCAGGCACCATCGCCACATTCGGCAAGCCCGTTGTGGTTCTGGACAGCCCGAACCTTTACACGGGTACGGCGGGCTCTGTTGGTGACTCGTATGACGTTCTCGGTCTGGTTGAGAATGCCGTCGAAGTTGCGGAGTCCGAAGAGCGTGACATTATCTCGCAGCCCGTCACAGGGTTGGAGAACTTGGTGGACAGGATACAGGGCGAGTATGCCTTCAACCTGCGAGTCAAGGGTTGCGCTTGGGACATGACCTACGGTGGAGTCAACCCCGCAGACAGCGCTACCCTCACGGGTCAGTACTGGAAGCAGATCGTTGCCGACATCAAGGAAATGCCTGGAATCCGTATCACCGTATTCTAATCATTTGGGCAGGAGCAATCCTGCCCCTTGATCTTACCATCTGAAACATAATAGGAATATGAGCCACGTAGCGCTGAGCGCGCGTGGCTCTTTTCGTCTCAATAAGCAGGCAGGATGCACAGCGGTTATGCAGGATAAATAACATGAGTGACCTACTTATACCGCCACAGAAATCTCCAGGAGTAATAACACCTACTGTTACATATACAGCTCCTCCTGTTAATCCCGATGCGGTAGCCTTAACTGGCACACAAATTGTAGTACTTGCAAATTGGGATAATCGACGTTCTAATGAAGCAGGTATCGCTGATCAAATTCGATTATCTATAGGAAGCGCTAATAGTTTATTTGTTGTTAATGGTGTAACAGTAGTTGCTCTAACACAAGCAACATCAACTA